CATGTGGAATGGCCCCAACTGATGCCATTTTTAAAATACCATCTTGCATTTTATTGAATACTTTATCTGCCAATGGATTGTTTCCTTCACGCTCAAAAGTAACCTCGCCAATCAATGAATCATCTTCAATGTACACTCTTGATGTGCCAATGATTGTATCTGGGTTTGAATCACTTGTAACATGGTTGTATGCAACTATTGGGTTTCGATTGTAGTTTTCTAAATCCCAACCTGCCAATTTAAACACGGTGCCGTGTCTGTCGATTGATTCTGTTGATATAACAAATTGCGCGGTTCTGTTTTCGGCATTAACACCGCGAACCTCTGCTATTCTTTCTATTTTATTCATTATTTTGGTATGTCTTTTTTATAATATTCGGCCATTTGTTCAATTGGTATTCTGTTGATTTGAACATATCGTTCATCACCATTTGCAACTGAATTTCTATCTTCTAATTCAAGCACGTCATTAATTGTGTAAGCCCCGATGTCAGTCATCAATCGATAGTATTCACCTTTTGTTTTTACGTCTGTTCTAAGCAAGCGATCAACATTATGTTTGAAATAATGATTTCTTTTTTCGCTTTCTTTTAATAACTTTCTTCTATATTCCTGCTCTATTTTTTCAATCCATGAGCCAATGCCATAAGTAACAAATTCAATTGATTGATGTTCAATGTTTGAAAAGGTTGCACCATCCATTTCATTGATCATGTGCGAAGGTATGCCCAGAATTGTGGCAATTTCGTTCTTTTGGAATTTACGTGTTTCTATAAACTGAGCATCTTGCGGTGGTAAGCCTAAACGATGGTATTTTGAACCTGCATCCAAAATGGCCGTTCCACGCGTGCCGTTTGCGCCATAATTATTTGTCCATTGCTGATTGATTGCATCTTTGGTTTCTGGCTTTAAAACACCAGCATATTCAATGTAACCATCTATTCTTGTGCCTTTATTATAAAAATCGGCCCCGTAATCTTGTGCAGCTATCGAAAGCCCTAAATTCTGCTTGTGTGCTTGAATTGCGCTAATACCAATTACGGGATCCGATCCAAAGCCCCTAAGATTAATAATATCTCTATCTTTTACAAGTAAACTTTCTTGTTTGTTTGCTGCTTCTTTTACTTCAACCTTCCAATACAACTCATCGTCATATTTCAATGGTTCACATATTTCACGTGATACGTTTACAAGTCCGGTTGGCGTTCCAAATCTATCACGCTCTATTATTGCTAATCCATTGCCATGATTGATTGCTGATGTAATAAGTATTTGTGTGAAGTCAAACGCGCAGGTTTGATAGTTAGATTCTGCATTAAGCAGGTATTCCACTGGATGGTCTGTCATTGTACGCTTACCGTTAACCTTTTTAAACACATCCACGGGCAACATTGCTACTGATTCAGAAATTCTTCTTACGCCTGCCCAATAAGCACTTAATCCAAATACACTTTTTTCGTTTACCGGTGTACGCCCAACCATGCCGCCAAAATTGGCATTTAAAAATCCTTTCTTTTCTGAAAGCACTGGATTGATCCGTTTTAACTCGAAACCTAAAAAATTCATCCTTGCAAAAATCTTATTAATTTATTTGTAATAATTGTAATTTATTTAACTAAAAGTTCTTATCATAGTTTTTACGCTCAACTTCAAGTTTGAAATAATGAAATGATGCAAGACCATTAATGTGTGAATCAGTTGGGAAAAAATACTTCCAACCTTTTGAATATCCCCTTGCAATGTAATAAAAAAATGCTGCTGCTAATTTGCCACTTGATTTTTTAAAAACAACCGTTGCAGTGTGGTCTGACATTGAAATTATTTCATCTACTTCAAAAGTTTCATTGTTAAAATTACCTTCACGATCTGGCCTTGAAAATCTTTGTGCAACATTTTTACATTCTGCATCTAATTCTTTTGCAATTTCTTTGTTCATTTTGTTTTTTTAACAACACGTTTTTTCTTTTCAATCGATTTGTTTTTGTGTCGAATGCTTTCGCTTGCCTTATAACTTTGATAGTTTTTGTGTGGCTTGTAATGTGGGAAGTAGATGTTGATTTCTTTCACACACGCATCGTATGCCATTTTGCGCACTTTTACCCTTTTAAGGTGTTTATGGAATAGTTCATCTATTCCCTTGCAAATCGCATCAATCACATCCATTGGAATATCAAGATTTGGTTTGTAATTACTTAACACCGGCCCGCGATCTTGACTATTTGCCAAAATGACCCGATATGAATCAAAATCTTTGTAATGTTTAAAATTAGGTGCATATTCTCGCACTAAATCAAGCGCGGCATCATAGGCATCTTCTTGATTGTTGTTTTTTAACATTTGTAAAAAAATGAAATCAAAATTCTTTTTGTAGTTGAGTACATTGTACACTGGTTCTGTAAGTATCATATAATATAAAGGTTTCCTTGTTCTAAATAACTGTTTGTATCTTCTGGATTGTCCAACCATAAGCCATAGGCCATTACATTTGAAATTAATCCATCTATTTTTTTACTTGGTGCTTTGAAATCCTTTTCAAGTTTTATGTTACCTGCTGGATCGCTTTTTACACTTGCATTGCCTGCCATCCATCTCAACACCGGATTACCAAAGTGGTTAAACTTTCGGCTTTCGATTGCGGCCTGCATTTCTTTTGTTGGTGCATTCATGCTTTTGAATCCTTGCCTAAATTCAATTAAATCCAAACCTTCATCCATTAAACGCGGTGCAATGTGGTGTGAATTCCAATTATCGTATGCAATTGACTTTATTTGATATAATTTGTTCAATTCGCCAAGTTTGTAAATAATAAAGTCATAATCTACTACATTACCGCTTGTTTCTTCAATATGGCCATCTCTGACCCATTCACGATATTGGATGTTGTTTGTGTCTGCTGATTGCGTTCCTTTGTCTTCTGGCAACCAGAACCAGTTCTTTGAATAGTATTTGTCTTCGATTTGCCACACTAAACTAAAAGCCGTGATGTCTGAGCGTGAAGAAAGATCAAGGCCACCATAACATGGATAATCTTTTAGAATACTTTCATCCATTTCCCATTGACTCGCATTCCATATTTCATCATTTATCCAACCATCTTTTGATTGTGTCCAAATATTTAGATAGTATCTTTTGAATGAATTTAAACTTGATGCGCTCACCATTGCTTTTGCCGCTTCCTTTTCATAAGCACGTTTACCAATTGATATGTTATAATTTGGATTTGCTTTTATCCATGTCTCTTCCTTAAAAGGATCGTCTTCATAATCGGCACCATACACGCATACAAGTTGACTTTCGTCTGTTGTTACCCCTTTTGCCACATTAATGGCGTTTTCGTGCCGTTGGTATCCGATACCATACAAATCAGAACCTGCTGTTGTAATTATGAAGGATAAAGGTTGTTTTCTTGCCCCTTGTGATTTTTCAACCATTTCAAGTACCTCATTGTTCTTGTGTACATGGAGTTCGTCAATAATGGCGAGCTGGGGATTTATGCCGTCTTCTCCCCCTGCTTCCTTACTTAATATTTGATAAGTTTTCAAACCACCAATGTGATCCGGTGCAGTTATTGAATTACGATAGATATTGCATTTAGATTTTAGTCGTGGACTCTTTTGAATTACTTGTTTTGTTGCTTCAAATACTAAACCTGCTTGTTTACGGCCCCATGCAACACCCACAATCTCCGAACCACCTTCGCGCTCTATGTCTATAAAAATACACGCAACTGATGCAGCAAGAAATGATTTGCCACTTTTCTTTGGAATTTCTATGTAAGCACTGGTGTATTTTCTCAATCCGGTGTCAATGTGCTTCCAGCCGAACAAAGGTCTGATTATATCGTTCTTTTGCCACTCTTCAAGAATGAAAGGTTTACCGGCCAAATCCCCTTTGACATGCTTCACGTTTTCTTCGATATACTTCACCACAGTATTGGCGGTTTTGTCATCAAAAAAGTATTTATCGAGATCTATTTTTGAAAAGTCTGTTTTATAAGCCATAATTATATGCCATCTCCGTAAATGTCTGTGTTTTCGTCTGGTTTATTTTGCAAAGTTATTCGTGTGCGCGCGCTTGGACTAAATCCGAATTCTTGTGAAAGTCTGATAAAATCCTTGCGCAGTTTGTTTAGTTCCATGTATAAAGGATCCAATCGAATGGTTCCTTTATCATCAGTGTAAGTTCGGCCTTTGGTGTGTTCCTTTAGGTATTCCATTTCACCGTAAACATAACAGTATTCTTTGAACATTGAAAGGTCTATAAATGAAATATAGCCGTAAAGTTTTAAGGCTTGACTTAATTGTGTAATCCATATTTCTTTTCCTTTTTCACTTAGATCTTCCGGTGGTGTGGGCAATTCTTCATAAACAAATTTAAGTTTATCGGAATCACCAATATCATCACCATGCCTTGATGGCTGATAATAACCTTTTTTTACTACAAGTGATTTTGGTGGTGGTGCTGGCCCTCGTGTTCCCATTACAATAAATTTCTTGTGTGTGGTAAATTATTTTTAATAATATAAACATCTCTAAAAATAGCTGCTTCAATTTTAGTTTTGAAAGAACCTAAATGAACACCTTTGTTATTTAAAGAAATTTGAGCAACATAGCCACTATTATTACTGTTATGCACTCCAATGTAACCACTTGTATTAGTCAACGATCTTCTATTTGCTGCATTAACTTTTCTTTCAACGTATCTACAATTTGATGGTTCATAATTGCCATCATTATTTATTCTATCAATTTGCAATCCTTTTTGATAACCGTTTGCCAATGCCCATTTTTCAAACTGATAAAAATCATCATGCCATAAATCACACATCTTTATTCCTCTGCCGCCATAGTTTTTAAAGTAAAAATGTTTTTCACTTCTGCATCTTCTTTTAATTCCATACCATGTCCGGTATAGTTTGTTTAATGTCATTGGTTGATCTATTTTATTTTCCATAATAGCTACTTTTTTATATAATCCTTCTTTATTACTTGTTTAACCCTATTTTCAAAATTCAAAACTAACTTATGGCGAAATAAATC